AAGGACTTTCATTATACTATGAAAAGTACAGATAGTACCATAACAATGGGATTCGATTTTGGAGATGCTAATGATTACTGGCAATTTGTTGACCAAGGTGTTGTTGGTACAGGTAGCTCTGGTGGAAGAAGTAAAACAACAGGTCAATTTACAAGAGGTACAGGAAGTCCATTTAAATTTAAGTATGACAATCCTGGGGGAAAGCTAGTAAATGCTATTCAAGGCTGGATTCAAAACAAGCCTATTAGCCTCAGTGATGGAAATGAAATAGGAGCAGCTTTTGCAATAGGATATTCGATTAAAAGACGAGGATTAGAAAGAACAATGTTTTATACTAGACCAGTAACAAAAGCTATTAAAACGCTTCCTGATGAGTTAATAGAAGCATTTAGATTAGACTTTAGTAAAGTAATGGATAAATTACCAAATCAAATAATTATACAATAATATGGCGTATTCAATAGAACAGCAACCACATAGATTTACTGCAGCTAGCAGTCCCATGGTGTATATAGTAAAAGAAAGCACTGGATCAATAACAGGAGCAGCGAAATTTAGATACATAGTACAGGTAGAGATAAGCGAAACAGATTCAAGTTCATTTAGCACAATAGCTAAAATCAAACTACATAAAAACTCGGCTTCTGTAGGTATCGTAGATATTCATAAAATAGTTAGAAATTATTTAGAAATACAAAAAGCAGACCAAAACTCTACAACCAATAGCATACACAGTCTAGGGATATCAGTTCCACTAAAGCCTTTTTCTCAAACAGAAAGTCAAGCTGTATTAGTAAGAGTCAAGGGTGGTTACGAAAAGGCTTCAAGTCAATCCGCAGCCCCTGTGGAGGAGCTAGCACCAACAGGCACTTACACTTCAAATATATCAGTATCTATTCCTGCTACTACGCCATACACTAAAACTGCTTCAAACGTAGGTGGTCTTGACGATGATGATGCGGGAAATAATATGCCTTTATTATATTACATAAATGACACATCTGCCGAAGATTCTTACAGCTTTTTAACCAATGCCCCCACCACTCAATTTGTTAGAGGCAGTAGTACGAGTTCAGATAATGTAGACGAGCTTACTATATGTTTCAAGCAAGGTAATGGGGCTTCAGGTAGTGCAATAGTTTTAGGTGATAAACTAGAGTATATGGCTATACAATATTTTGACAGCTCAGGCTCTTTAATAGCAGGAACAGCAGGTTCGTCACAAATACATTATTTCGCCAACTCCAATGCTAATGGAGGAGCTACTGCTGCTCAATCTAATACTGCACAAGAGGCGATTCTTTACTTTGGTTGTGGTACTGCTAATTTACAAACACAGTCCTTATCTAATTTTGCAAGACCTTCTAATTTTACTAACTGGGCGTATTATAGGATATGTGGAACTACAACTAATGCAACTACAGATAACCAACCTGACGATAGGTGTACTAAGTGGTACTACTTCTACAGATATGGTAGTGGAGCAAGTGTAGATGATAGACATCAATCTTGTACTAGATATGACAATATAAGACTTGCTTGGCGCAATAGATTAGGGGCTTGGGATTATATGAATTTTAGAGGCAAGTCAACAGAGAGTGTAGGTATAAAAAGAACGGATATTGCTAGAGTTCCTGGAACTTGGGATAGTGCTACATTTAGCTATAATAACTGGGACGGTGGAAAGCAATCTTTATTTACCGAAGCAACAAGAAAACTAACTATTAATAGTGACTGGCTTAATGAAGATGAAGCTGTTTGGCTAGAAGAACTATTTACTTCTATCAATATTCAAATATTAGGAGATGACAACATAGTATATCCTGTTATATTAACAGATAAAACATACACTAAAAAAACAAGTGTAAATAATAAAATAAAAATACAGTATACTATTAAATTAGAGTACGCAAATAAAGTAAGAACAAATAGCTAATGGATGTAAGATTAGTAGCATATCGTAGAGAAACAACAGCGTCAGGGACTTATGATGTAAAAAACTATGAACTGGATTTACAAAAGAATCCTAATGTGGTAGTTAACTATAATTTTTTAGATTTACAAAATCCTGAAAATAGAAAAACAAATTTTAGTCAAACTCTTAAATTACCTTTTTCAAACGCAAATAATCAATTCTTTGAAAATTGGTTTGATGTTAATTTAGATACTTTAGTCTATAATACTAAGACTAAATTTGACGCACTTTTATATGTGGATAGTATACCTCAATTAAAAGGATTTATTGAGCTAAAGGCAATTTATTTAAATGCTAGACTCTATGAAGTTGCTTTATTTGGAGACACTGCAAACTTCTTTACTGAGATAAAGGATAAGAAACTAAAAGATGCTTTTAAAACTGAATTAGCAGATACTCCAGGAGAATTTGAGATAGACAAACAATTAGATCACAACTTAACTTTACAGAATATTAAAAATAGTTGGACCACAGGAATAACCACAACAGAAGAAACTCCAACCACAACTAACGATATAATGTATCCTATCATAGACTGGGGTCATACAATAAACCCTTATAGTAGTGCTATGTTTTGGAGTCCTGGCGATTTATGGGAAATGAATGAAGATGGTGGTGACACCTCTCAAGTATTAGATACCTATGGCTTTGTTCAAGCCTCTCACTTAAAACCTGCTATACGAATACAAAGACTACTTCACATAATAGCGCAGAAGGCAGGTTATCAAATTAAAAGCACATTCTTAGGAATAGATGATACCAATGATAGTACACCAATAACAGACACTCAGTGGTTTAGTAGATTGTTTATGACTTTATCTACAGAGACTGAAAGGGTACAGACTTTACATAATACAAGCACAGGTAGTGAAGGTCCGTTTATTGGATTTGAGGTTGAGTCCAATGCTAGCTATAACATGGACATACCAATACAAGCCTACGACACTGCTTTAGAATGGGGTCTAGTAGACACAATGTTTGATAGCTACAGAGTACAAAATGAAATTTTTGATCCTAACAATTTATATAACGATCAGTTACTTGATTGGGGAGTAGAAGGTGTTTCAGGCTTTCCTTGGACTCCATCTATTAGAATACCTGACAGTAATAGTGACAATGCTTTGTTACCTAGTGGATCGTTCTATATTCTAATAAATTTAACTATAACTGTTAACACCGTCTCAACAGAAGGAGAGGATATAGATGGTATCAATATGTTGTATCAAGTATGGGATCAGTCTACAGACACAGTAGTATGGAGTATGGGCTTTTATCTAACAACAGGTACACCAGCTAATCAGCTACAGTTTATCGTACCAATAGAAGCTACTCCTGGAACTATATATTATTTTACAATCAACTCTGAACCTACATCATCATCATTGTTTGGTACTCCTACGGATTACGTGAATATGACTTTAGTAAGTTCTTCAATTAGAACTTTATATACAGGAGATGTGGGGTTGATGGGAGGTGGATTAAATGGAGAGGTGCAAATGTTTCATAATATGCCTGATATTACGCAGTCTGATTTTATAAAAGACTTGATAAATAGATTTAATCTAATTGTAAACACCGACCCTGATAATGAAAAACTATTAATTATGGAGCCTTATATAGATTATGTAAGTGCAGGTGAGACAAAGTATTGGACTGATAAGCTAGATGTATCAAAAGAGCAAGTAATTAAAAGTACCAATAAGTTACAATATAAGCATTTAAAATTCAGCGATTTAGAGGACAAGGATATACTAAATCAAAGGTATACAAAAGCTCACAATGTAGTCTATGGAGAATATAATGAATTTAGACAGAATGATTTTGCAGGTAAAGAGTTTAAAAATTTTAGCGTTATGTCACCTTTTATTGCACAAGGTGTTGGAGAATGGGGAATCAATGGAATACAAGGTGGTTATAATAATGGGGATATTGCTGTAGCATATTGTTTTGAAGCAGCAGAAGGAGAGGAGAGAAAACCCATAGAAGGGATGAAACCAAAACTATTTTATTATAGCGGAACTCCTGTAGATGTTTCAGGTGTTAATCCGCATACAGGCACGGCTTTTAATTTTAATATATTATCATCTCAATACCTAGAAGTTCAGACCGATTCAATAAGTACAGACAACAAATTTCCTTTATGTTTGCAATATAATCTAGATAGTTTAGGCGATGTATCGACTACAACTAAAATACTTAATTGGACTTATTATACACCTAATTTTAATTCTGGATTTACATTTAATTTCTTTGGTAATGTTTATAGTACACATGGTTACTATAATGACTACTGGGCTCAGTATATAAACGAAATATATTCTGAGGAGGCTAGAATAATGGAGTGCTATTTAAACTTAACTCCTGACGATATTATGACTTTTTCAGGCACTGGCTTTCAAGATACTTACTATATAAAAAACACATTATGGAGAATTATAAATATTAGTAATTATTTAGTTGGTGGTAATAAATCAACTAAAGTTACTTTATTAAAAGTTATTGATAAATTGACTTATGAATGTGGAGCTATTCCTACTGTTACAACCACAGGTCAAATAACCTTTACAGATTCTGCAACAGGGGCTTCTACTACTATTACAAACGCGTGTTGCGAAGATGTAAATGATAACTGGACTTTTGTTCAAACTAACGCTACGACAGGAGTTGGTACCTGTTGGACTGATGAAGGTGGGGTTTTAACTTTCTCAGAACCTAATCAATTACCAATGCCATCTTTAATGCCAAATATTGAAACAAACTTTAATATCCAGAGCACAATGGGTGATGGTAATAATACTACCTTTTATCTACAAGCTATAACAGCAGATTCTAGCACAGCAAACAACTTTACTTATAGTGGTGTGCAAAATGATATTTTACTTTTACCACCATTATCAATGAGTTATGTTAAAGTACATTTAATAGGAAGTATAGTATCAGGAACTAATTCAGGTAAATGTGGGTATTTAGAGTATGATACGTTATTAGTAAATAGGAATCAGTTTTCATCACATATTGGTACAGCAGGTGGTACATTATTAAAAACTAACAAAGATACTGCGTTCACTACTCCAACAGTATCACTAACTAATTTCGATAGCAGGAGAGGTTTTTGGAAACCTACAATAACAGGAGGAGCAAATGAACAAGTAAGTTGGATAGCTAAAGTGGAGATTATACAACAACCTTTAGGAGATCCTGGGGGTGTTATGATACCTGCGTCAAAGGCTTTGTATCAAAACTCGGCAGGTATATTATTTCAAGACTTAAACAATTTAGAATGGAATTAAACAAAATAGATATACTAACAAAGGTTATACCAGGCGTTTTAAAGCTGGTAAATAAACACGAATTTGACGATCAATACCTATACTTTGTATATGGTCAAGAAGAATATACTAAAGACCTAGAAAAGGTAAAAAAACAATTTAAAAGACAATTAAAAAAAACATTTAGACTATGGCAGGTAAAAAAGAATTAGTATTAGTTTTTAAAGCATCTACAGCAAAGGCTAAAAAAAGTATTGCTGGAATAGGAGCAAGTTTGAAGTCTGTAGGTAAGAGTGGTAAAGTTGCTCAAGGTGGACTGAATATGATGGGTAAGGGATTTAAAGTTGTAGGTGGAGCTTTAAAGGCAGCAGGTATTGGTTTGTTTATCGGTTTATTATCTCAATTAACAGGGATGTTTCAAAGCAATCAAAAAACAGCAGATACATTTAGTAGAATAATGTTAAAACTACAACCTGTGTTTAAGGTACTAGGTGATGTAATAGGTAAAGTTGCTGAGGCTTTAGAATGGGTTATTGACTTATTTACTGATGCTATAAATTGGATAGGTGGTTTATTAGGTATTACAAATGATGCTGCAAGTGCTACAGAGGGTTATGCTGAGGATATAGTCAGACTAAGAAATGAAGTTAAATTAATGAATGCGGAATTAGCCTTAACACAGTTACAATACCAAAAAGAAGCAGAGTTACAGCGACAAATTAGAGATGATACTTCAAGAACTATTGATGAAAGAATAGCAGCGAATGAGGAGCTAGGCAGGGTCTTAGAAAGACAAGCTAGAGAAGAAGAAAGAATGGCTTTAGTTGCTTTAGAATTAGCAGAAAAAGAACTTGCTTTAGATACACAGAATGTAGATTTACAAGTCGCTGTACTAGATGCTAAGACAAAACTTGCTGAAATAGATGAAAGGATTACAAGTCAAAGATCAGAACAATTAACAAACTTAAACTCTTTAGAACAAGAAAGAATAGATATTGAAACAGAAAATGCTAATAAAAGAGAGGAAAGATTAAAAGAGTTACTAGAGCTACAGAACAGAGATTTAGAAGTTAAAAAGGATATTACAACTTCTATAAACGATCAATTAACATCCGCAAAGGATGCTCATAAAGATATAATGAAAATGTATAAAGATGAGTTGGCTGCACAAATAAAACTCCTTAAAAAAGAAGAAGAAAGGAAGTTAGCGTTATTAAAAGCACGTGAAGAAGAAATGAAAGTAAATTCAGAAACAGCTAACGCGTGGGGAAATGTATCAGGGGTTATAGATGGTATTATATTACAATCTACTGAATTTAGAGAAAATCAAGAAGAAAAAAAAGTAGATATAATAGAAGAAAGTAATCAGAAAATTCTAGAACTAGAAAAGGAATATAACGATTTAATGGGCGAGGCTACTGACGAATATTTAAAAACAGAGGAAGGATTAATTTTAACAGCTGCAGAAAAATTAGATAGACACTTTGAAACAGCACAGGAAAAAGAAATAAGAGAAGTAGAGGAACAATATGCAACTCTATTTGGTTATGCTGAAAATGATGCTCAAAGAACAATTGATCTGCAAAATGAAAAAACAGAAAAATTAAAAGAAATCGAGGAGAAGTACCAAGAAGACACTGAAAAATCTACTGTATCATTTATGGACAGAATGATGAAGTTTAATAAAAAGCTAATAGACAAAGAGATAAAAATGGAACAGAAAAAGAATGAGGCTACTGAAAAAGCTATGCAGATGGGAATGGCGTTAGCTAGTGAAGGTAGTGCTGCAGCAAAAGCTCTAGCTATTGCAAATACAATTATTTCAACAAAGGCAGCTGTTATGCAAGTGTTTGATGATGTTGAAACTCCTACACCCTTAAAATGGATTCAAGCAGGTTTATTAGTTGCGACAGGTATGAAGAATTTAGCAGAGATAAAAAAGACTAAAATTCCTGGTGGCAAAGGGGGTGATGGTGGTGATGATAATATGTCTGATGATATTGGTGGTGGCGGTGATGTATCAGGTGAGGTTCCTGCTCCTACGTTTGGAGCTATTGAATCAGATGCTCCACCTGTTCAGGCTTTTGTTGTAGAAAGTGATGTTAGTGGAGCTCAGGCTTTACAATCAGAACTTGATTTACAAAGTACCCTATAAACAAAATATTAATTTTAATATATACTATTACAATGGCAGAAAAAAAGATAAAAAAAAGATTAGTAGAGCTAGTCATAGATGAAGACTCAGAAAGATTTGGCGTTGAGGCTATAAGTCTCGTTGAGTTTCCTGCGATAGAGGAGAACTGGGTATTCTTTAATAAAGACAATTTCCTATCCTTAGCAAAATTAGATGAAGAAAAAAGAACTCTCGTAGGTGCCGTACTAATTCCCGAAAAAGAAATACCTAGATATGATCAAGAACTTGATGAGGAGTATGTAGTATACTTTAGTGAAGAAACCATTAAACAAGCTCAGGAGCTATTTATGAGCAGCCTAAGGAACAATAATGCCACCTATGAGCATAAGACACCTATTGAGGGTTTAAGCGTTGTAGAAAGCTGGATTAAGGAAGATGAAAAATACGATAAATCCTCACAATTTGGTTTTGAAAAAATGCCACTTGGAACTTGGTTTGTAAAAATGAAAGTTAATAATGATGAGGTTTGGGATAAAGTAAGAAACAAAGAAGTAAAAGGTTTCAGCATAGAGGGATATTTTACAGACAAACTAATAGAAGCTTCTAAAAAGAAATACAAAAAGAAAAAGAAATACACAAAAGAAGATAGAATAAGTGATGAGGATTTGTTAGACAGAATAAGAATTATTATAGCTCAAGATGAGAAAGACCAATTTGAGCTAATGAAAGAATACATTACGAAAAAGGCTTTAGCAAAATATCCTTGGAAACAATGTATCGCTGATATGAAAAAAAGGTACGGAAAAGAATCTGCTGCTAAAATATGTTCAGCTATAAAAAGGGGTACTGTAAAAAGGTAGCCTGTAAACAATATTAAATAAATTATATATACTTATAAAAATCTATTACAATGAAAGACACGTTAGAAAAAATCAAAACTTTATTGTCTATTGATAATAAAGAATCTAAGGAAGTTAAAATGTATGCTGAAATGAAATTAGATGATGGCAGAGTTGTAGCTACTGAGGATGAACAATTTATGATAGGCTCAGAGGTTTTTGTAGTAAATGATGATGGCGAAGCAAGTGCTTTGGCAGCAGGGTCATATACTATGGAAGATGGAGCAAAACTTACTATTGATGACAATGGTAAAATCTTAGATATGGGAGAAGAAAAAGAAGCTGAGGATGTAGAAGCAGAAGAAGAAGATAAAGAACAAATGGCAGATGTTGGTGACTGGGAAGGAATGGAAAAAAGAATCCAAAACCTTGAAGATGCTGTAGCTGACTTAAAAGCAGATAAAGAAAATATGTCTGTAGAAACTGAAGAATCAGTTGAAGAAGTTAAAGAAGATGAAAAGGTGGAAATGTCTAAAGATATGGTTACTAGCTTAGTTGAAGAAATAGAACACTTAAAAACTAAGTTATCAGAAATGGAAGAACAACCAGGAGCTGAGGGTTTTAACCACAATCCTGAAACAGAAACTAAATCTAAAGCAGATTTAGGGAAAATGTCAATTAATGACAGAGTTAAATATTTAATAAATAATTAAAATAAAATGGAAAAAGCTAATAAAAACGAAATTATGAAATTGGCAACTAACAAACGCTATGAGTTTGATATTACTGTTAATAGTGATACTTACGCAGGTGTACATAGTTTGCCGTATGTAACTGCTGCGTTAAGAAGTCCTGACACAGTAGCCAAAGGATATGTAAGGACGATTGATGGATTAACAAAATCTGCTGTAATTAATAATATTGCTTCAAGCAATCCTATTGTTTCTGCAGCTTGTTCTTTTACAAGTGGTAATGACACTTCTACTTCAGAGCAAATTTTAACACTTACCGACTTAAAAGTAAACGAGGAAATTTGTAGAGGTACTATCTTCCCTACTTGGATGGGTCAAGGAATGGATCGAAATGGAAACCTGCCTCAAAATTTTGGTGACTTCTTATTGCAAGTAATTGCAGGTAAGGCTGCTGCTCAATTAGAGATTGGTATTTGGCAAGGAGCTTCTCCTTTTGGAACAGGTTTCTTATCAAATGACGGAACTCAGGATGAGGCAGGAGCAGATGCTTCAGCTTGTAAAGACTTCACAGAAGTTGATTTTGCTGATGCTTTAGCTGCTTCAGACATTCTTACAGATATGGCTTCTGTATATAATGCTGTAGCTTCAGATGTTTCAGGATTACTAACTAAACCAGGAGCAGGATTCTATATGAATAACAAGACTTATGGTTTCTACATTCAAGCGTTAGCTGCTGCAGGTTCTAATCAAGGTCAAGTATCAGGTGCAGGGTTTAATTTGAATGGTGATAATATGACTTACTTCGGCTTCCCTATTTACAGATGTCCTGGAATGTTCAACGATACTATTCTTTTCACTTACCCTGAAAACTTAGTATTCGGAACAAACCTAGCTACTGACTGGACTGAAGCAAGATTAATTCCAACGTATGAATACGATGGTTCTGATAATGTAAGAGTTGTTATGAACTTCGCTGTAGGTGTACAGACTGCTGTAGCTACAGATGGTGTTTACGGTTCAACTGTTTGGACTTAATAGTTAATTAATTAATGGGGGTGTGAAATACCACCCTCGTTTTTTATAATGTATAATAATATAAAATAAAATAACATGGCTTGTACTTTAACGAAAGGCTTGACGGTAGGATGTAAAGATTCCATCGGAGGACTGAAGGCAATATTTTTTGTCTCTACATATTCTTCTGAAATTCGTTCTGCAGCTACATTTAATGGTACTGATGTACTACAAATGGACACAGCAGGATTCACAGGATGGGGTGCTTACGGAGTGCCAACAGGCTCAACAGTAACCGTATTTAAATATACTTTAAGACCGAACTTATCTTCAATGACTGTAAATATCAACAGCGATCCTGCAACGGGAACTACTTGGTTTGAACAAACTTTATCTCTAACTCTACAAAAATTATCAGTAGCTCAGACAAATGAGTTAAAATTAATTTGTTATAATAGAGCTCAGGTATTTGTTCAAGATGTAAACGACAATGTATTCTTACTAGGTATGGATAACGGAGTGGATGTTTCAGGTGGAACAGCTGTGACAGGAGCTGCAAAGAGTGATATGCCAGGTTATACTTTAGAATTAAGAGCAGAAGAAAAAGATCCTATGATTTGGATTAAACCAACTTCAGGAGGTGGAACGGACTATCCGTTTGACCAACTAGGTGATGCTGATGCTGACTTAACTATTGTAGCATCTTAATTAATAAATCGTTACTCAAAAAGAAAGGGAGCTAAATTGCTCCCTTTTTTTATTGGCTTAATCTCGGTACTTTTGTAAGGGTTGTGTTACTCATACTCTGACCTCCTTTTATTTTTTAAATATATAAAAAATATTTTATATTCTACTATATTTTATAAAGTTTTTTTTATATAATACACAATAATAAACGAATTACTTATATTTATATATAATTATAAAAGACTTAATATTATGGCTTGGAAAGTAAAAAAAGAATATGAAGGTAAAACAGTACCAAACTTTAGAATACCTTTAGATGATCTAAATCAAAAGACTATCAAAGGATTACCAGAAAGCGTTAGAAATGGGTATTTTGAACAAGATATTCCTAAACCAAAAAAGAAAAAAGTTAAAATAGAAACAGAATCTTATAATGAGTACACAGATTAGAGAGGTAATTTTTTATGAAGATATAGTTCAGGAATATTTAGATAAAAGGTCTGAGCTAAACACTAAAGAAGAAAAACAGGCTTTAGCTGAAGAATATAGCATAAAAGCAATAAAAGAGTATAGAGATGTATCAGATTAACTTTAATTCAGCTACAGCGTTATATACTAAATCGTTATTTTTTTATATAAACATTAAATCTTTAACAGATTTGGTTGATTCGCACCCATTTACTTACAACATCTTAACAGAATTTAGAGGCGTTAACACAAACTGGGTAAGAACAGCGATAGCTCCAAAGGGACCAGATGGTAGTAGGAATAATAGGTATTGGAGAATAGGTTATTCATTATACAATAGTAGTTACAATGGTTTATTAGATGGCACGTTATTAAGACAAGAAGGTAATATTTTTTTACCTAGCGAAGAAATGTATAATGTTTCTTTTTATTATCAAACAAGTACAAGTAATTTAGACGTAGCTAACGCGACTAAAATAGATTGGACAGAGCAACTATATATACAAAGAGAATATGACGACCAATACAATCAAGCTCCTGTAAGTAGCTATACTCAATACTCAACAAATGATGTTAGTAGCTCAACCACAAATACAAACGTAGAATATGGCACACAAACAGCGTAAGAACAATACAGAAATATCAGTAATACATTTAGCAGAGTTTAATTTGCCTGAAGTTACTGAATCAGCAAATAAAGATTGGATTCAATTTGGTACAGATAATATGTACCCTCAATATTTACTTGAATTATATAATGGTAGTAGTATTAATAACGCTATTATAAAAGGCGTAGCTGCTATGATTTATGGAGAGGGTTTGGACGCTACTGATAGAGAAGACAGTGATGAGCATAAAGAACAATGGTTAAGGCTTACATCTTTACTAGGACATTCACAGAAAGACCTTTTAAAGTGTTTAGCGTTTGATTTAAAGTTGTTTGGAATGTGTTATGTAAACACAATATGGAATAAGCCTAGAACAAAGATTGTAGAGATGTATCATATCCCTGCACAATATATAAGAAGTGGAAAATCTGATGGCTATGGAAATGTAAATGAGTATTACTATTCAGCAGATTGGACTAATACTAGAAAGCACAAACCAAGAACATATAAAGCGTTTGATGAAAAGGACAGGACAAGTGCTAGTCAAGTATTATGTATCAAAGATTATTCCCCAGGAAGTTACTATTATTCTTTACCTGATTATCAAGGATCTACTTCTTATATACAGTTAGACATGGAGATAGCACAATTTCATTTATCTAATATAAAATCAGGTATGTTTCCTAGCATGGCTGTGAATTTTGCAAACGGAATTCCTAGCCACGAAGAAAGAAAAACTATAGAAAGACAAATTAATAACAAGTTTGCGGGCAGTGGTAACGCAGGAAAGATTTTAATTACTTTTAATGATGGAAAAGATACTGCTCCTGAGATAGTTCCTATTAATGCTAATGACAATGCAGATAGCTACCAATTTTTATCTACCGAAACTACTAGAAAAGTGCTGACGGGTCATCGTTGTACTAGTCCGCTCCTCTTTGGTGTCAAGGGTGATGGTTCAGGATTCGGTAACAATGCTGATGAACTTCGTGATTCTTACAGCTTATTTACAAATACAGTAATTAAACCATTCCAGAACACGCTTTTAAGTGGTTTACAAGCTATTTTTAGTATTTGTGATATAAACCTTGATTTGTATTTCAAAACCCTTAAACCTGCTGATTTCATTGACATAGAAAATATAGCTAAAATTGATGAAGATGAGCAAGAAAAAGAGGGAATAGATACAGGGGATGAAATAAAGAAAGAATTTACTGAATTATCTGACGATCAATTTGATATTTTACTAAACAACTTAGAGGGAGAACAAATAAATGAAGATGAATGGGAGGTAGTTGATGAAAGAGAGCAAGGAACAGGGGATGATTATGAAGACTGGGCAAATAGATTAATACAAAAAAGAGAAGACTTTGCAGTAAATGAAATAAAAAGCAATGAAGACAAATTCAGTTATTTAGATAAAGCTTATTACAGAGTACGGTTTAAATATGCTGTTGGAACGACTAAAGGAGCAGGAGGTAAGTCTAGACCATTTTGTCAAAATATGATGCGATTAAGTAGAGGTGGTTTTGTATATAGAATAGAAGACATAGATATAGCAAGTGAAAGGGGAATAAACAGGCAATTAGGACACAATAAAAAACCTTACGATTTGTTCAAATTTAAAGGAGGAGTTTTTTGTCGTCATAAATGGAATGAAGTACTATATAGACTTAAAAAAGGAACTGAATTAAAAGATGGTCAAAGTTTAGATGAAGATTACAATAAAGTAGATAATATTCCTGCAAGATATAAAAGAAAACCAAAAGGATTAAAAGAAAGTAAAATAGCTCCGTATAATATGCCAGATAACGGGCACTATCCAGGAGTAAAATAAATTAAAACATGGCAATACAACACACATTATTCATAAGTACGGATCGTTTAAAAAAAGATTCAGCTTTAGGCGGTAGCGTAGATGACAATATTTTGCTACCATACATACTAATGGCTCAAGATAGGTATATATTACCTGTACTTGGAACTGATTTAAATGATGCTTTAGTTACTAAAATACAAGGTAGTAGTTTAGCGGGTGCATATCTAACGCTTTTACAAACATATATCCAACCTGCTTTAGTTCAGTATGCTTTTGCTACTGTGCTTCCATTCCTTAGACTTCGTATGGTAAATAATTCTATAGTAACCATGTCAAGTGAGCAAGGTTCTAGCGTTTCTCACAGCGATTTAAAGCCTTTAATTAATGCGAGTATGGATCAAGCAGAGTTCTACAGAGAACGATTGATAGACTATATAAGAAACAATACAAGTAGTCTACCTGAGTATCAAACAAACACAGGTGCTGACTTACAACCTACAGCACAAAACTATTACGCAGGTCTAAATCTTGATGTTGCTCCAATGAGTAATAAAACAAAATCCTTTTTACAAGGAGCTGATATAACGATATGTTGTTAAAATTATGCTTACAAAACAAAAGGAAAAACAAAGGAAAAATAACGAACAAAAATTAAAAAAATATTTAGATAGTTATGGCAAATCAAAAACTGACAGACAAAACAGAACTAGCCGAACAGGCAGGTAGTGGCGATCTGTTGATGGTGGTCGATGTAAACGACACCACAGGTAGCTCAAGCGGTACTTCAAAAAAGCAAGATTTTAAATACTTAATGCAAACGGATAAATTCTCATTATCTAATGCTGAGGTATTGGCTTTAGATACCACACCTAAAACTTTAGTAGGGGCCTTAAGTGGTTATATGCCGACCATATTTAATGTTACTGTATTGTGCACTTATGGGGCGTCAACAGAAAATTCAAGAAAAGACTTGATATTTGGATTCGATGAATCCGTAGATGCTGAATACTGGGCGTATGTAGAATCTTGTATGGATGGCGAAACAACAGACACTACCTATATTCCAGGACCGAGTAATACAGGGAAACTAGGAAGTTGTTCATCTTCTATATTAAACAAACCCTTTAAAGTATGGGCGGAAGGAACAGGATTTGCTGGTGGTTGGAGTTGTGATATTTACGTAACCTATTGTTATACAAAAGTATTATAATGAAGATAAACGAAAAGCACTTATATTTTTTATTAATAGTTTTTATTCTAGGAATAGGAACTTGTAATGCTCAATTTTTTAAGTATGCTACTTTCTATTCATCAGGAAGTATTAATACAAGTATGGTAGAAGATCAAGACTATGTTGCTATAAATAAAGGCTATGAAGAAACAACACAAATTAACCCTTATGACTATAATTTTACAATCGGTATTAGAAAAATTGCGCGAATGGAGTACGAACAAAAGCTTACAACGTGGTATTATGGTAACGAAAAATCTGTTGCAGATAACACTTTCATTGGTAACAATAATGGTTGGGAGTATTTGTTTAATTATTCTTTTATTCGTAATCGTTCTGAAACATACACTAATAGAGATTTTTGGCTCAGATATTTGGAAAGTAAATGGGTGGTTAAATCTCAAATAAAAAAAGATGAAAGCAGAGATTTAGAATATATGTCTTTTGATGCTAGATTCAGAATTAATAAAGGTGGATTTGATTTTACTCTTGGAGCAGTTGGAAGGAATCATCCAGTTTACGGGATAGTTCCTATTCAAGATTTTTGGGTAAGTGGAGAGAGTTCATTCCAAGAATTAGCAGAAGATTTTGGCTATTCTACTCAATTTGTACAAGGGCAGTGGCACTGGTTTAATGATAGCGAATTAATAGCGACTTCAAATGATGAGTTTTTTAAGCATTATTTTGGATCGGCAATAGCAGAATACAATCAACAGCAATTAAACGCTTTAGGTAGCGTTACAGAGCTTTCTTTGGCTATTGGAACAGCTTACTATTATTATAGTGATAAGTACTGGGTTCACGGATGGGTAAATGTAATGCCTTATCACTATGGATTAGATGATTATTCTTACGACTATGAGGGAGTTTCTACGGATGTTGATTTAGGATTAGTAGCAGGATGGAGAATAACAAAGAATTTAGGTGTATTTGTAGAGGGTACTTATTTAGAATACTGGGAAAAGCCTATACAAGAGTTCAAATTTGGGTTTAATTATTTAATATTTTAATATGAAAAGATTAGTATTGTTATTTGCATTAATATTTAGTTATGGATTTAGTCAAACGAATTGTGAATTATGCGTTGAGCAAAACGGATTCTATTGTGGAGATGATGAGAGTAATTGGACTCAGTATTCTCCACTTGGTTGTGTACCTAATGGCTATAATAATCTCTATTATCTTAACGATGGTTGGTTAGATTGTGTGGATGGAAGCGATGAGGCAAATGCAATACCTACAACCTTAGAAGATTGTTCAGTCTATGACTATAATCCTTGTGATACTATCTATGTAGAAGTGCCAATTATAGATACTCTTTATGTTACTGAATATATTGATTGTGCCACTGGATTACCTTGTGGAAATACAGGCATCTTAGAGTTACTCCAAAAAACGAAAAACGAAAATAAAATATATAATTTAAATGGAAAGGAGATATACAAGAGAGAAAATGTATACATAGAGAATGGGAAAATTAACTTTAAAATAAAATAAAAATGAAAGAAATGATATTAAAATTTATTAAAAGTAGAAAGTTTTGGTACGGATTTGTAACCTTAATAATAATACTTTTTTCAGAAAATTTTGGAATAAGTGATACTAAAATGAACACTTTAGTATTTGTAACAGTTGCTTTAATTATAGGGCAAGGATTAGCAGACAGAACTTGTAATATGAAAGAATAATGGCAACAGAGGTATCCGAAAATAGCAAGTTCATACTCTCAATAAAATCTATTGTTGCTATAATAGCAGTTGTTGCGAGTTTTATTGGAATGTATTATTCTCTAAGTATGGAAATCGAGGCTGCAAAAGAGCTTCCGAAAGTGGTTATTCCTGATCCTGAAATAACAAGACAGGAATTAGATTTGAAACTGGAATTAATAAGTACGACAGTAATGAGTAATGCAGATAAATTAGATAAAATAGAAACGCAGGTAGAGAAAATAGAGGAGAGAGTTTACGAACTTAAATGAGATACCTTTTTTACATATTATTGTGGGTAATACCTTATCAATGTCTGAGCCAATCGCTTATAACAACTACTCAACTGAAAGATGCACAACAGTCCAATGTACCAATTGTCATTGAGTTTTGGGCAGATTGGAACGACAGTAACAAATGTCACTTCCTTGGCAATCTTAAAGATTGTAGGGCGTACAGAATATGTATTGAGGACAACCCTGACTTGGCAGAATCTTACAAGATTAAAGTATTACCCACGATAATAGTTTTCAACAAAACAGAAGAAATAAAACGATTCAAAGGTGATTTAATGTTTTCTCTAAATGTTGAAAAACAAGAAATTCAAGCTGTAATAGACAGCATTATAATCTCTAAATTTAGATAATGATTCTTTCAAAGAACTTTGCTTTAAACGAATTTACTAAAAGTGTATCAGCAATTAGGAGCGGAATAGATAATAGTCCTAGCCCTGAGCATATTAGGAATATACAGCTATTAGTTAAGTTTGTTCTACAGCCACTTAGAGAGGCTCTAGGAAGTCCAATTAGAATCACTAGTGGTTATCGTTCAGAGGCTTTAAATAAGCTCATAAAAGGCTCTAAACGAAGCCAGCATTGTAAAGGACAGGCAGCAGATATACAATTTAAGGTAGATGGAGTGATGGATAATAAGTTGATTTGGGAAAAGGTTATAGAATTACAATTACCATTTGACCAAATGATTAATGAGTTCGGCTATTCTTGGATTCATATTAGTTATAATCACGAGCATAATAGAAAGAGTTTACTTGAAGCTTATAAAGAAAACGGAAGAACAAAATATAAATATCATAAAATAGAAAAAGGATTATGAAAATACTAAAAACAATTTTTGGAGATGGAGCAGGAAAGCTAGTAGAATCTGTAGGTGGCGTACTAGACAATCTAAGCACATCTAAAGAAGAAAAATTAGAAGCCAAAAGAAAGATAAAAGAATTAATGGTAAGCCATCAGGTAGAAGTAGAGAAGAATGTTAGCGAAAGGTGGAAAGCGGATATGAATAGCGATAGCTGGCTATCAAAAAATGTGCGACCTCTTGTATTGGTTTTTACTATTGCCTGTACCATGCTTCTTGTATTTATAGATAGCGGTAGCATTAAATTTCAGGTAGAGGAAAAATGGACTGATTTACTTCAGCTAGTCCTCATAACTATCATTGGAGCATACTTCGGTGGTAGGTCAGTTGAGAAACTTAAAAAATAAATTATTAAAAAAGATTATAGACTTAGATTAACTAAAGCAGAACACGACCTAATCAAAGAAGTTCGAGTCTCTAAGGGGGGTGTTGTTAATAATGTTCTTGTCATTGGAGATTTACACGAACCTTTTTGTTTAGATTCGTATTTAGATTTCTGTGTAGCTAAATATGAAGAATTTAAGTGTACAGAAGTTGTGATGATTGGTGATATTATTGATAACCATTACAGCAGTTTTCACGAGGTAAATATAGATGCTGAGTATTCAGGTAAACAAGAATTAGAACTAGCTATACAAAGAATTTCAAGATGGTATAAAGAGTTTCCTAAAGCCACTGTTATTATAGGAAATCACGATCGTATGATAATGCGTAAAGCACAAACAAGCTTAATACCTAGTAGATGGATCAAAAGTTATAAAGATGTTTTAGAAGTACCTAATTGGAATTTTGTAGAACGATACGAAAAAGATGGTGTTCAGTATTTACACGGAGAAGGAGGAACAGCACGTACAAAGGCGAAAAATGATATGATGAACACAGTACAAGGTCATTTACACACCCAGGCATATTGCGAACACTATGTAGGAATGAATTTTAGAATCTTTGGAATGCAAATCGGATGTGGGATAAATCACGAAACTTATGCAATGGCTTATGCTAAATACGGAAAAAAACCAGCAATAGGATGCGGTGTCGTATTAAATAACGGAAAACTTCCAATTAATTTACTTATGAAATTATAATATTCTTATCTATAAGTATAAAAAAACATTAATATTTATTAAATTATTTTGTGGTTTATAAAATTATTATTATATTGGCTGTATAATTATAAAATTTAAACAAATGAATAAAATAGAAGAATTTAAACAAGCGATCAAAGGAGTAAAATTTACACCAGCACAACAAAAAATTGTAGATAAATTATTAAATGGATATGAAATCCGTTTAGTAAACACACACAGAATGAATGGGGGGGAGATGAAATGGAAAAATCCTAATAGCGAATATTTAGAATATGCAGGAAAAGTCTACAGAGCATTTTTTAATATTTTTTATCAAATAAAAATTCAAAATGGGATAAAATATGAAGCATCAAATTTTTGCAAAAAATATATATAAATTTTTAAAAAATAAAATATATGAAAAATATAAATAAAATGTTAAATAATTCTATTAATGAATTAAAGCAATTACAAAAGGAAAGAGATAGTATTAGTGAGTTTGACAAGTATATGGAGGATTATAGAAAAAGGTCAGCTCGTTCACAGGAGTTAAGTAAGCCTGAATACTATAATACTATAAGGGCAAAATGGAGAATAGATTATATTGAGTATGTAGGTAGAGTTATTGAGGTTGCAAGAGATCATATTACAGGAGATAATTTTAGTGATTTACCTAGTAGTAGTTATGAGAGTTCTATTTTTACAGGCACTAAAAAAGAGTTTGATGATATGATGAGTGTTTTATACACAAAGCCTCATAATCAGATTAAAATAATAGGTACTTCTTTTTATGAGGATATTATACAAGGAGCTTATGGCGAAGATATTGACCACGAAGAAGTGATGAGAGAATACGAGGATTATTTAAAATCTAAAGAATAATGGCAGTAAATTATATAGAAACAGCAGAGCTACATACATTTAGCTGTGATGGTCAGATAACATATATAGGAGGCATTGATGCTAGTGGTAATGAAATAGTAATAGAAGTTTGTACTTATCAGTTATTACAAACATTAAATATACCTTATATGAAAGAAAAGTTAAACGATTATATTAATAAATTAAATGAGAATAAAAATGAGAAATAAACAGGAAATTATAGAATATTTTGAAAAAATATCAACACACCTAGAGTTTGATATTATGGATCACTTAACAGAAGATGATTTAGATGATATGGAAGATTTTGATGATTTAAGAGATATATTAAGAGAGGATGGTGCCTTTTATATAGATATAATATACTACCATAAGGCAATAAAATATTTACAAGAACACGATCCTTCATTAACTGAAAGCCTTAATATAGCCAATGAATGTGGATATAAAACTTGTGATTTAAATTCTGAAATGTTAGCTAGTTTATTAGCAAGCGAAAATTGTGAGGCAAGTTTTTTTGATTATGAAGATGAGATAAATGAATTATTAAATAAATAAAATTATGACACAAAAAGAAACATTATTAAAATACCTCAAAGAGAATGAAAGTATTACCTCTTTAGAATGTGTTACTAAGCTATTCATAATTGATCTGCAGGGTGTTGTTAGAAACCTTAAAGAAGATGGATATACTATACTTGATAAATGGGAAAATAGAGCTAATTTGTATGGTCAAAAGAAACGATTTAAAAGATATTTTCTAATTGAAAGTGATGTAGATTACGCTAACTTTAATTATTAAAAAATAAACAGTTATGTTAAATTATATATATATTTATAAAAAGAAATTATTATGGTAAACACTAGCTTAAAAGAAATTGCTGAACATTTAGCCATGGAAGAATGTAAAAGAATATATGGAGATGAACACGAAACTCTATATAAAAATAACTATCACGAATTTAGAGGTTATGTTATGCGACCTGCCGTAAAGGTTACTTATACTAAGATGTATAATAAATACTATGACCTAATAAACTCATTAATAAAAAAGAAAGACAATGAAATATAAAGTATTAAATACCAGTCAAGACATTAAAGAGTCTATATACAGGCTAATGGTTAGAAATAAAATCAGAAAGGTAGAACTTGCTGATAGAATGGATCTTTCCTATCCAAGTATATTAAACAAGATTGATAACCCAGGAACCTTTAAGGTCTCTGAGTTGTTAGAGCTGTGTAATATACTAAACGTGGATATTAACGAATTATTAATTAAATACTAAAATAAAATGAATAAATCAAAATTAGCAAATATTCAAGCAAATGGTAATTGGAAAGACTTTTATAAGTTTGATGTAGAGTTCGAAGATGGTACTACGGGAACTATCTTTAAAAAAAGTGATAATCATAGACTAGAAGTAGGTAAAGAATATAACTACTCTAGGAATGAGAAAGGGTCTGTTAAAATTATTCCTGAAGGTGGTGGCTTTACTACTAATTATACTAATAATGATGATAAACAAAAGTATATCATCCGACAAAGTATGTTAAAAGCCGCAGTAGACTTTCATTCAGGATCTAGCTGTACTACAGCACAAGTTTTAGGAACGGCAGAAGAATTTGAACAATGGGTTTTGAGCAAGAAAATACCTGTTGAAGTACCTTTTTAACAATACTATGTTTATAACTAACGTATAATATACTTAATAATTATATAAGAAATATTATATATTTAACACACAATGAAAAAATCAACACTAGCATCTACTCCTTTTCTTATCTTGAATAAATCTCTTTTAGTTGCCTTTGGAATAGATGCTAATGTTGTGTTATCTCACTTATATCAACAACAGAATTACTTTAAAGAACAGGATAAATTAAAGGATGGTATGTTCTTTTGTACTACGGAAAACATAAGCTGTGTAACGACTCTTTCTTACTATCAAATTAAACAAGCAATTGCTACACTTACAAAATGGGGCATACTAAAAGTGGTACGAAAGGGCGTTCCAGCTAAATTATACTTTAAAATAGATGAATCTCAGATATTAAAAAACTTAAACTCTAGTATTCAAAAAACTTCAATACTAGATTGTGAGAATTTTAATAACAAGATTTCAAAAAATTTAAGAACTATTAATAATAATAAAAAAATAATATTAAAGAATAATAATAGTATATCCCCAAAGGATAAGTTTTTAGATGATATTAAAAAACTAGAACCTAAAGAATTTATAGAAGACTTTTTAGACTACTGGACTGAAGAAAATAATAAAGGAAAGATGAGATGGGAGCTAGAAAAAACTTGGAACACTTCTTTAAGGTATAAAAGATGGTGTAGAAACAATACTAAGTTTGAAAAAACAACTAAAACTACAGAGCCTAAATTTCCAGACTATTACGATATACATTTCGCCAAAAGGTTAGAGCAAGATCAAACAGCCCTTAGAAGCTATTACAAGCATTTAGAGAGCTTAGGTTATGAAAAGAAGGTAAATCATTATGATGGAAAAATTAAATGGATTAAAAGATGAATGTCATAATTTCTATAATATGGAACGGATTAATGCTTGGAGTAAGTCATTATGAACCAGATAAAGTTCATCCATATTTTGAGATTAGAATTTATTTACTTTTTATACAACTAACAATATTTATAGACAATAGGAAATGAAAGAAATAGATTTACAAAATTCTGTAATCACTTATTTAGATACAATAAAAGTTTTATACACTTGTACTTTGGGTGGAATATTTTTAGGGTCTAATAATTATAAACAAAAAGCAATAGTAAAAAGACATTATAAAAAAGGTGTACCTGATATATTAATATTTGAGCCATCAAAAAAATACAACGGATTAATGATAGAATTAAAAGTTGGATATAACAAACCATCTAAAGAACAAAAAGAATGGATTGCTAAACTTAATATACGTGGATATAAAGCTGTAATATGTTACACTTTGGATCAAGTTATAGATGTAGTAAAAGATTATAAAAATGAGACCATTTAGATTTTATAAAAACATACGAAAACCAAGTCATACAATATTTACACATTGTTTTATATTCTTTGTGGATGATGGTAAAAAAGGGGAAACATTTATACTTAGAGATTTAGAAACAGATTTTGAGGGTGTAGATTATAATAAATATATATATAAAAAAGAAAAAGAGTTATACTCTAAATATGATACAAATGTAAAAATAGAAGGAAGTAGGCTTGGGTTGTGGGAATATGAACAATTACTAGAACTTGGTGTACCTAAATTGTGTTAAGTCTAAACATATATATAAACAAAAAATATGTCAAGCTAAATGAGATTAGTAGGAAATTAACATCTGATAAATACCCTGACTATGAGGATTTGTTGCACGAGGTAATATTAGAGCTGTATAGCAAAGAGGAGGAGTTGATTAATGGTTTAATTCAAAGGGGGGAATTGCTGTATTATATCGTAAGAATTATGATTAATCAGTACCATTCTTCAACTTCACCTTTTTATGCTAAATATAAAAGACATTATAAACTAAGAAAACAATATAAAGAAAATTATATATTTAATAAAAGAGTTGGTATTGGTATAGAGAATTGGGATGAGCTAAAAGAAATGGAAAGAAAGCTGAATTGGATAGATAATAAATGTAAGAATCTAAATTGGTTCGATGTACAAATATTTAAAATATATTACCTGAATGGCTTTAGCTTAACTACTATGCAGATGGCCACAAAGATTAATAGGAACACTTTGGGAAAATCAGTAAGAATTGTAAAAAACTATTTAAAAGAAAGATTAAATGATTGAATTTTTAAAACACTTATTCGGCTTTTGTGGAGAAAGTCATATAAATATATTTATACTAATATTAACACTACCAGTAATTAGTTATATAACATTTAAATATTTAAAATATGGGAGATAAAAACAAAGGACTTGGAGATACAATAGCAAAGATTACAAAGGCTACAGGAATAGATAAAGTGGCTAAAGCAGTATTAGGAGATGATTGTGGTTGTGAAGAACGAAGAAAAAAACTAAATCAAATGTTTCCAAACTTTAAAAATATTAGACAATTCACAGAAGATGAAATAAAGATTTATGATGAAGTAGTTCCTACTGTAGATAAAAAGGGTATGCTTACACCTGCTGAAAGGGGAATAGTATCAGCTTTATACAAAGGAGTATTTGGTGTAGACCCTCAATGGAAAAGCTGTAGTCCTTGTAATAAACAAATAATGAATAATCTAAAAAAAGTATATGAAAAATCTTGCAAGGTATGAAGAAGTATGTAAAAATATATATGGACTACCACGATTATTGTAAAGACGATATAATAGTTTGTTCTATGTGTAATAATATTGCAGTAGATATTCATCACATTAAAGCCAGAGGAATGGGTGGTAGTAAGAAAAAAGATTTTATTGAAAACTTAATTGCGTTATGTAGAAGCTGTCACATAAAAGCTGAAATGGATAAAGAATTTAATTTAAAATGTAAACAATATAATGAGCAATTTCACAATAAATAAAAAGTATCATTTTTACGCAGGACATAGAAATGAGAATTTAAAAGACAAATGTGCTAATTTACACGGACATACATATTATGTAGATATTTATTTTACCTTTCCTTATGACAAAAAACTAGGAATAACTAAATTGTTCAGCGAAATAGATGATGTGGTAGATCCATTTATAAAAAAATTAGACCATTCTTTATTAATAAATAAAAACGATCCATTATTAAAATATTTAGAACTATTTGTTGTGCAAGAAAAAACAAGCTTAAAGCTTACAAAATTTAATAAAGTTACAAGTGCAGAGCATTTAGCGGAATATATTTATAATGGATTAAAAGAATTACCAATAACAAAAATAGTATTACAAGAAACAAAATCAAGTATAGTTATATATGAACCTAATAGTTAGTGAATATTTTTATTCAATACAGGGAGAGGGTAAAACAATGGGTGTGCCCTCCGTATTTATTAGATTAACAGCGTGCAATTTAATGTGTGGTGGTAGAGGAACTGAAAAAGATTTCAAACTACATAATGGAGCAACTTGGCGGTGTGATAGTATAGAGGTGTGGCGAAAGGGAAAAAAATGGAAAACAGATGATTTCGTAGAAGAAGTTGTAGATTTATATGGATTAAAATTAAGCGAAGGAACACATCTAATAATTACAGGGGGTGAGCCTGTGTTACAACAAAAAATGTTAAAAGATTTTTTTGATAAATTAATAGCAAGATTAGGCTTTAAACCATTTATTGAAATAGAAACAAATGGAACATTAATACCTAAGTTGATTTATAATTATATTGATTTAATTAATTGTAGCCCTAAATTATCAAACAGTGGAGAATTGAAAGAAAAAAGAATTAAAAAGGAGGTATTAACATTTTTTAATAACTCATCAAAATCAATATTTAAATTTGTTATAAGTAGGGAGAAAGATTTAGCAGAAGTAATAGAGCTACAAAACAAACTTAATCTACATACACATAAAATATATTTAATGCCTAGTGCTGAGGATCAAAAAGAATTAAAAGAAAATCAAGACAGGGTGTTAGATTATTGTTTAAAATATTCATTTAACTTTTCAACTAGATTACAAATTATATTATGGAACAAAACAACAGGAGTTTAAAACTATCTTGGGTAGAGATATACAAGAAGTTAGATTTATTAATTGAAGATTTATTTAAAAAACACGATACTTTAAACATATATGGTATTCCAAGGGGAGGACAATTTATTTCAGGTGTTAGTGGATTTGCTGTTGATACCCCTGAAGAAGCAAATATAATTGTAGACGACCTTTATGATAGCGGAACGACTTACAGAAAATGGAAAGCTAAATACCCTGATAAAGATTTTTGTTTTTTATTTGATAAAAGAGAAAAAGAATACAAAGGAAAGTGGTTAGAATTTCCATGGGAGGAGTCTGGCGAAAAAGAAGTAGAAGAAAATGTGGTAAGACTTTTAGAATACTTTGGACAAGATGCTAACAGGGAAGGACTAAAAGACACACCAAAAAGATATATTAAATTCTGGAATGAATTTCTAAGTCCTCCCAATTGGAAGCCCACTACTTTTTCTGCAGAGGGTTATGACCAAATGATTGTGCAAACGAATATCCCTTTTCATTCTGTTTGTGAACATCACTTAGCTCCATTCTTCGGCACAGGACACATAGCATATATTCCAAACAAAAAGATTATTGGCTTAAGTAAATTAGCAAGAACTTTAGAAACTTATAGTAGAAGATTACAGAATCAAGAAAGAATAACAAATCAAGTGGTGGACTTTCTTATGAAAGAGTTAGAGCCTTTAGGAGTGGGTTGTGTTATAAAAGCTAAACATATGTGTATGGAGATGAGAGGTGTTAAAAAACATAATACATTTACAACAACATCTGCATTAAGGGGGGTGTTTGAAAATAAAGAACAAAAAGATGAATTTTTTAAATTAATAGAATTATGAAAAAAGCATTAGTATTACTTTCGGGTGGACAGGATAGTACCACCTGTTTATATTGGGCGTTAAAAAATTTTAAAGACGTATATGCAATAGGATTTGATTACGGACAAAAACATTTAAAAGAAATAGAATGTGCTAAAAAAATATGTAAAGACGTAGGAGTGCCTTATGAATTAATAAACATAAAAGGATTGCTAGGTAATTCAGCTTTAACAAATCACGATGAAGATATTAATTCAAATCATAAAGACTTGGAACATTTACCTGCAAGTTTTGTGCCTGCAAGAAATGCTGTGTTTTTAACTATTGCTACTGCTTATGGTTTTAATAAAGGAATCACAGATATAGTTACAGGAACTTGCGAAACAGATTACAGTGGCTACCCAGATTGTAGACAAAGATTTATTAACAGTCTTTCAGTAACAATGACTTTAGCACTTGATACTGATATAACAATACATACACCACTTATGTATTTAGACAAAGCGCAAACTTGGAAATTGGCAAAAGATTTAAATTGCTTAGACGTTATTATTAACGATACAATGACTGATTATAATGGATGCGAAACATTGAATGAATGGGGACGGGGAAATTTAGACAACCCAGCAAGTGAGTTACGAGCAAAGGGGTATTACCAAGCGAAAGAGAATGGTTGGTTATGATTCTATATTTAGCGGGAAATGTAGGTAATCAAAAATACAAGGAATCAAGTATGGTGTTAGGTGGAGCATTAAACCAACTAATATCGTATAACGATATATTAACAAAAAATGCAGATATGAATTTATACTTTGCGGGGGCAGAAGCATTTAATAAAGTTCTAGAGGATATGAAAACCACAAAAGAATTATTTTCTTATTATAGTATTCCAAAGAGCAAAGCAGAAGATTTATTTAAAAGAAAAAGAAAAATCTTTATTGATAGCGGAGGGTTTTCCGCCTTTACACAGGGGGCAGAAATAAACATTGACGAGTATTGTGATTTTATTAAGAAATACAACAAACACATTACCGCTTATGCTCAACTGGATGTTATAGGAGATGAGCAGGGAACACAAGATAATTTGGAGTATATGGAAAAGCAGGGATTAAAACCACTACCTGTTTTCCATTTTAGGGGCGATTTTAAGCGATTAGAGACACTTTCTAATAAATATGAATATATTTGCTTAGGTGGACTCGTTCCGCTTGCTAGCAGAAAGGATATTTTAAAGAGCCATTTGGACCAATGTTTTAAAATAATAAAAAACAAATGTAAAGTTCACGGGTTTGGAATGACAGGTGTTGAGATATTAAAAAGGTATCCTTGGTATTCGGTAGATAGCACTAGTTGGATAGAGGCATCAAGACGGGGTACTTATTATGAATTTAAAAACGGTGAAATGATTTCACTGCCAACATCAGAAAAAAACAAAGCCACATATAAAACAATAGAATACACAGGAAAGGTAAAAGGTATGTGGAGACTAAGGCTTGTACAATCAATTAAAGAGTGGTTGAAATTAGAAACTTATATAACAAAATTATGGAAAAAAAGGGGAATAAATTGGGATTCATAGAAATTCCTGTAGAAAAATTAGTTAAAGCGGACTGGAACTACAAAACAGAAGATCCAGAAAAACAAGAAAAACTAAAAGAGAATATAAAAAGAAACGGACAAATAGAAAATATTATTATTAGAGAATTGAAAACAGGTTTTTTTGAAGTAGTGAATGGTAATCATAGACTGTCCGTTTTAAAGACTTTAAACATAGAAAAAGCATATTCCTACAACTTAGGTAAAATAAGTCAAGCACAGGCAATGAGAATAGCAATAGAAACAAACGAAACTAAATTTGAAACTGATAGCATTGTTCTTGCAGAAAGAATTAAAGAAATTTCTGCGGTATTTGATGACCTTGAATTAACTATGCCTTATAGTAAACAAGAATTAGAAAACTTTAAAACATTAACAGATTTCGATTGGAATCAATATGACACAGAACAAATAGATACTTTAAGTGATACAGAGTTTAATAAAACTATAACTTTAAAGATAACAGATGAAACTTATAAAAGATGGCTAGAATTAAAAGATAGAATGAAAAACATAAATGGATATAGCAACGAATCAAAGGTGTTTGAGTTTGCTATAATAGAGGCTTTAAATATACCGATTGAAAGCTATAAATAATTACACAATATTATACACACTAAAAAAAACAATATGGCAAACAAAAATAAATTTACAAGAGAAACAATTAAGAAAGCAATAGAGAATTCAGGTGGCTTTGTATCTGTAGCTAGTAGGCAGTTAAATTGTACTAGAAAAACAATATACAACTATTTAGAAAAATACCCAGAATTAAAAGAAGTATTGCAAGATATTAAAGAGCAGTACTTGGATATGGCAGAAGCAAAGTTGATAGAAAAGATTAGAACAGGAGCAACACCTGAGCTTTTATTTTATTTAAAAACACAAGGAAAGAGCAGGGGTTATATAGAAAGACAACAATTAGATTTAACTAGCAAGGATGAACAAATAAATAAAATAGAAATTGAAATCGTTAAACCTACAGGGAACAGTAGTTCTTCAGAAGAATCTTAATGCGACCACAAGAATAGTAGTAAATCAAGGTGGTACTAGAAGCAGTAAGACTTATTCTTTAGCACAGCTAATAATCCTGAAAGCTCTACAGGAACAAGGAAAGGTATATACTATTTGTAGAAAGACTTTGCCTGCTCTTAAAGGTACTGCCTACAAAGACTTTTTTAATATCTTAGAAGAACACAATCTATATAATCCCGACAAACATAATAAATCTGAACTTACTTACAAATTAAATAATAATGAAATAGAATTCATCTCGGTTGATATGCCTCAAAAGATTCGTGGAAGAAAGAGAAATGTATTATGGCTTAATGAAGCAAATGAGTTTAGTTTTGAAGACTGGATTCAGCTCACATTAAGAACAACAGAGAATATTTATTTAGACTTTAATCCTAGTGATCCATATAGTTGGATATATGACAATGTAATGAATAGAGAAGATTGTACTTTCATTAAATCTACCTATTTGGACAATCCCTTTTTGCCTGAAGAAACAATTAAGGAAATAGAAAGATTAAGAGATTTAGATAGTAACTATTGGAAGATATATGGACTTGGAGATATGGCTCAACCTACTGAAACTATATTCAGGCAATTTGAGATTTGTAATAACATACCTACTGAAGCACAGCTAACAGCAATAGGAATGGACTTTGGCTATTCTAACGATCCTACGGCAATAGTGGAGGTGTTTAAATTAAATGATGATTTATACATTAATGAACTAATATATAGTAAAGGATTAACAAACCAAGATATAGCAGAAAAGTTAAGGGAATTAAATATCACAAGACAAATAGAAATTATTGCTGATTCAGCAGAACCTAAGTCAATAGAGGAGCTATACAGACAAGGCTTTAATATTAAAGGGGCTAAGAAAGGTGCTGATTCTATTAATATGGGAATAGATGTTTTAAGGCGTTTTAAACTACATATAACTAAGAATAGTACAAATGCTTTAAATGAGTTCAAATACTACAAATGGCTCACGGATAAAAACGGACACATAATAAATAAACCTGCTACTAACCAACAAGATCATATATTAGATGCTTGTAGATACGTTGCTTTAAATAAGCTAATGACTAATCATAGTGGCAAATACTATATTTTATAAACGATTATTAACAAAATATATATACTATAAAATGGAAAGAGAAAAAAGGAAAGTTGAAATACCTAACGATTGGAGTGGGATTACAATACAAATGTATCAAAAGTTTCAAGAAGTAAAGAGAAAGAAGTTAGAAAAAGACGAATTTGAATTAGAAGTTTTAGGTGTTATTTGTGGGCTAGATAAAGAAATGATTGAAAGACTTGAAGTTAAAAGTTTAAACAAGATACTTAAAACACTTAGATTTTTATCTACTGATATACCTGAAAACCAGGAGCTTGAAAAAAAGGTAGAATGGAATGGCAGGAAGTATGGATTTATACCTAATCTCAGTGAAATAACAACAGGGGAGTATATTGATATAGAACAATACTGTAAAGAGGGTGAAAAGAACTTGCATAAGATAATGAGTATATTATATAGACCAATAGTAAAAGAAACTAAAACTAGATATAGTATAGAACATTATAAACCTAGTGAAGACTTAGAGGAGGAGTTTTTAGACTTCCCGATACTTCCCTCAATGTCAGCGTTGAGTTTTTTTTTTCATTTAGGAAGAACACTTCCAGACGCTTTGGGCAGATTTTTGAAAAAGGAGATCAAGAAGATGCGGCAGGCTCTTTAAGTGGCAAATGGGGGTGGTATAATATAATCTTTGCTTTATGCCAGGAGGATATTACAAAAATAAAAGAAGTAACAGAATTAGAGTTATATTTAGTATTAACCTTTTTATGTTACCAACAAGATAAAAATAATATAAAGAAAAATAACTATGGTCACTTTCAAAAACGTAATAGATGATTTTAGCGATATAGCTACTAACCATTATTTAATAAACTCTTTTCACTCAGGTTTCTTAGATGAGGTGGATGTAAACAAACTTGACCAATCAGATTTTCCTATTCTTTATTGTGAGCCAGGAACAGCAACTATTGATATGGGCGTATTAACATATTCATTTACAATATTTGTTTTAGATATGTTAAAAGAAGATTTGACAAATAGGAATGATGTATGGACAAACACCCTTGAAATAACACAAGATATAATAGCTGAGTTTAGACAAAACCTAGCTTTACAAACTTCGGGGGGTGATAGTGGAAAGAAGTTTAGTTATGTTACTGATGAAGCTGTTTTAGAGCTTCCAATAAGTACCGAACCATTTACTGCTAGATTTGCTAATATTTTAACAGGATGGAGTGCTAGTATGTCAATACAAGTAAACAATGCTAATAACCTCTGTGATGCTCCTATAGAGCCTTCAGACAATAACCCTAATACATAATGCCAGTAACATTTAGATTAAGAGGACCAGACGGAAAGTTTGTAAAAGGAAAGGCTAAGAACCTAGAAAAGGCTATGACTAAATTCGGTTCTAATGTTATAAAGGGTGGTAGAGCTATTCTTAATAAAAAGAAAAAAAGAACAAAAGAGAATACATTATTTAAGGACTTTCATTATACTATGAAAAGTACAGATAGTACCATAACAATGGG